GCAGCCGAGCCTGGCCGCGACCGCCTGATAGACCGCCATGTGAGACGAGGTGGTCGGGCAGACGATGTCGCGGACGGGCAGGGCGTCCGTCCCCCACGCGGCGGGCGCGTCGACGTCCACGTTCGACAGATCGAAGAGGTCGCGCGTCGGGTCGGTAATATCGGTCCAGTGGGTCGGGTAGGACATCCGGTCATAGATCCACTGCCCCGGACTCGCCGTCGTGCTCGGCAGGGTGCACCAGGAGATGGGCATGTATGCCGACGCGATGTAGTACCCATAATCCCATCCCTTGTAGTTCGTGCTGTTCTTCGCCGCCTGGATCGTCGAGGTCTGCGCGGGCAGAAAGCCGAAGAAGATCAGCCGGTCGACGCCGTTGTGGTCGGGCTCGACGAGCTTGACGCGGGTGAAGTTCGTCCCCTGCGGGACCAGGTCGTGGATCGTCACGTCGGCGGAGTACATCACGTCGGACGCCGAGCGCCGGACCGTGTAGGAGACGAGCGCCCGCTCCTTGACGGCGTCGAAGTCCGACCAGTCGAACGGCACGTCAAAGAGCGCGCTCGAGCGGTTGACGAGCGGCGACCATGGGTTGCAGTCGGCGCTCAGGTACGTGATCGTCGGCTCGATGGCGAGGCAGGGGCGGACGGTGATCCAGTCGAGAGCCATGCTCGCGCCGATGTTGTAGGTCGAGACGATGTGGATCGGAACGGCGGCGTCGGGGATCTGCTCATCGTGTGTCGCGACCGCCACCCCGTCGATCAGGAACACGACCGCCGACGCCGACGCCCGCCGGATCGCCAGGGTGTGATAGCCCGCCGGCAGCGCGAGCGCCGTGCTCTCCCCCATGGCGTCGTTCCGGGTGTATGTGGCCAGGGTGGTGCCGTACACGAGAAGGGCATAGTCCGACCCGTCGCCCCCGTACCCGATCTCCGTGTAGGAGGCCGAGCCCGGCGTGTAGGTGAGGCGGGCGCGGAGCTCCGTCCCGATGCCGAGCGCGGCGATCGACAAGACGCCGAACTCGCCAACCCCCCCCGTGATCGTCAGGGTGCCGCCAGAGACGGCCGTGCCGCCGAGGTCCGTCCAGATGCCGGTATCGACGGCGGCACCGCTGAACGCATCGAGCACCGGGCAGAACGTGTCGTCCGACGCCGAGACGGCCGCGCCATTCCCGTAGAGGACGGAGAGCCGCTCCTGCCCGGGCCGGATCTCCAGCAGGAACGTCGCCGTTGTGCCGGCCGTGTAGGACTCCAGCCGGTGCGTGCAGGGCTCCATCCCCTCGTCGCGAAACCGGAGGTCGCGGAAGTCCTGCCGCATCCCGGGCTTCCAGGCGATCGTGATCGGCACCACGTAGCAGGGGATCGCGTCCGTCGTCGTCGTGCCGGGCTCGAGCTGCGGCAGGGTCGCGTAAATCCCCTTTGCCGCATCACCCGCGTACTCGTCGGACCAGCAGGACGAGCCGGCAGTCGACGGCGCCACGCCCACGCCGATCAGGGTGTCCGCGCCGGTGTTGAAGGTGAACGAGCACCGGAACCAGCCGTCGCCCTCGTCCGATACGCAGGTCGCATCAACGCCGGACGCCGCACCCCATCCGCCGACGGACAAATCAAAGTAGGCCCACGCCGTCGTCTCGTCGCCGAGCGCGTGCAGGCAGGCATACGTCCGATCCTGCGCGTGCAGGTAGAACGATAGAGTATAGTCCGTGTTCGGCAGGACCGTCACGGGCTTGTCGATGAAGTGGGGCGAGGCCGCCGTCGTCTCGAGGATCAGATCGGCGGAGACGTCGCCGCCCGGTGCCGCGAGCGCGTCCGGTGTGACCGTCGCCTCGTAGGCGCCCCACGCGGACAGGTCGGCCGCGTCGTGCAGGAGGTTGACGGTCGGCGGCGCGTCGGCGACGGCGTACTCAAGGGAGTAAGGCCACTGAAAATAGGTCTCGCGGGTCATGGCCCGCTCCTTAGCTCAGTACCTGCGGCTCGGCATAGACATAGATGCCCGTCGCAGCCACCGCCGCGTCGAAGTTGCGGATGCGCACCCGATAGTACTTGTGCCCCGGCAGGACCGAGAACGCAACGCCCTTCGTCGTGCCGGCCACGAGCGGAATATCGACGACCTGGATCTCGAACCAGCCGACGTAGCCGACGTTGTCCGTCGATGCGTACACGTACACCGAACAACCTGCCGTCGCGTCGGCGTGATATGTGCACTGCGCGAGGATGCCGAGGGCGACCACGGCCGAGCCGTCGACCGACGCACAGTCGGCGATGGCCGTGGCACCGTTCGCCGCCGCTGTCTTGTTCGTGACGATGGTTACCGGTGAGATGCTGAGTGTCATGATGATGGTGTCTCCTGGATAAATCCGATTGTGTAGCTCCACGCGCTCGGCGTTAGTTGCGTCTCGATGAACGGCTTGCAGATCATCACACCGTGGTAGAGCACGCCGTCGATGTTGAGCGTCTGCAAGGTGCCCTTCAAGGCGTCGAGCGCGTCGATCTCGTCATGGCTGTCCACGAGGCAGGTGACCGTCCATTGCCGTTTGGAGCGGGTGCTGCCCTGGAGCCCCACCCCGCCGCCGTGCAGGTCGGTCTGGTTGCAGACGGGGTCGTGGTCGATCGGCGCGAGATTCGGGTGGGAGAGCGTCACGGTGGCGTAGGATATGGTCGTCGTCATGACAGCATCCCCTTCGCGATCCGGCTCGACTTCCAGCGCCCGACGTCCTCCCGGAAGCGGTCGTATGAGTAGTCCTCACTGAGCTTCACGTCGCCGTGAACGATCACGTCGCCGCCGCCCGAACCGCCGAGCTGGTCGATCTTCGCCGCGAGCGCCTGCACGGCCGACAGCAGCCCGGCGTCGTACTCCTTCGTCTGTGCCGGCGACAGAACGCGCTCGTTCTTGAGGAGGACTGCAAGCTGCTCATTCTCGGCGATGCCCCCCGAGTGGTAGTACGTCGCCTTGCCGCCGATGTACCGGCCGATCTTGTGGCCGTCCGGGCTGTAGATGTAATCGCCGTAATAGCTCCCCGGCGAGTTCCCCCCGACCTGGACGCCGTCGCTGTCGTACCGCTTCTCGTCGGAAACGACGTTGCTCGGGGAGTACGACGGGCTCGGAGTTGGGAGCGTGTCCGACAGGATCGACGCCGCCGCGTCGTATGCCCGCCGGGCCGCGCCGACGATGTCGGGGAGTTCGAAGGTGAAAGGCTGTTTCAGGATGCGCTGCGCAGCGTCCCAGGCGTCCTGGGCGGCCTTCTTCACGGCGGTCGTGATCGCCTTCCACGCATCGGGCACGGCTTTCGCGATGGCCGACCATGCCGAACCGATCGCGCTCTTCGCTTCTGCCGCACCGTCGCCGGAGAGCCACGACCAGATCGCCCGCGCTGCCGCGAGCACGGCGGCCATGATCGCCTTCCACGCGTCCGGGACGGCCCCCGCGATGGTTGACCAGATCGACTTGACGGCCGTGTCCGCGCCGGCCTTCCCTTCGCCCGTGAGCCATGCCCAGATCGCGTTTGCCGCCGCGACCACTGCCGCCTGTATCGCGGCCCACGCAGCCGGGATAGCGTTCTGGATCCACGTCCAGATCGAGAGGACCGCCGCCCCCGCGAGCCGTACGCCCTCGGTCGAGAGCCAGGTCCAGATCAGCCCGGCGGCCTCAATCACGGCCGACTTGATCAGCTCCCATGCCGCCGGGATCGTGACCGTGATCGCGGTCCATATCGCCTGCATCGCCGCGACGACGAGCGGCGGGCCGTTGGTCAGGATCCACGTCCCGAGCGCGACGAGCGCCGAGCCGACGGCCTGGATGATGAACCCCCACGCCACGGGCACGTAGGCGAGGACGGCGTCCCACAGCCCCTTGATGGCCGCGACCACGCCGTTCCCGTCGCCGCCCCCGAACAGACTGGCGATCACGTTCCATGCGGCCACGATGACGTCCCGGGCCCGCTCGAAGACCCCGCCGGCCTTGTTCAGCTCCTCCCAGAGTTCGCCGAAGAACCCGATCACACCCTTGATGGCGGGCCCGAGGGTCTGGCCGATCCACGTCGCGAAGCCCTGGATGATCGGCGTCAGGTACTCCCCGATCGCGGACCCGACCTCGGCGGCCCATTTGCCGAGCGAGGCGAAGAGCCCGATGATCGTCTCGATC